CACCTCCGCCAGATCCACCACCAGATCCGCCAGAATCGTTCGAACTAATCACATTTAATTCGTTAAAAGATTGTAATTGTCCCTTTAACTTTTTGGCCGATTTCGCCGCTTTTTCCGCGCCAGAAGATGCAGATTTTAATCCGCCGGCATAATTTTTTACTTGTTTCGTTGCTTTTATCCATGTTTTTCCGCCAGTAAGTGCAGATATAAACTGGTTTATCTTATTCAATGCTCCGGTGAGCATATTTATCAGCGAAGTAAGTGCTGGGGCAACAGCACTGATAATCGGAGCAGCTAACGCCCCAAATGCATTCTTAAGAGTTGCCACAGCACTTGTTAGCTGTGACATTTTGGCATTTACATCTCCCGAATATTTTGCAATATTTCCTGTCCCGTCTTTTATAGCAGAAAGCATTGCATTCCATGCCTTGGTGATCCAGTTAAACACAAACATGGAAAGAGCGATTCCTCTTAATCTGGAAGCGAATGTTCCCAGCATTCCACTTCCACTTTTTCCATGAGATATAAAATTTTTAAAAGATGCTCCTGCGGATTTCAAGCGGGATGCCAGTCCAGAAACCTTCTCGCCTGTAGCTTTAGCCTTAGACTTGAAAGAATCTAACCAGCCCGATGTTTTCCCTTTGCTTTTATCCGCTTGTGCGCCAACTTTAGATTCTTTGGAAGCAAGTTCTTCTTGTTTCCGCGACAGCTCCGAAACTTTTGCATTTGCATCCGATAAATCAGATGCCATTTTTTTATATGCATCGGTTTCTTGCACATCTCCAACGTTCATGTATGCCCCGCCGCTGGATTGCATATCTGCCATTTCGCCTTTTGCATATTCAATCGTCTTAATCAGCTGATCTGCATCATACTTCATTCCCTTAAAAGTACGACTATCTGTTTTCCCGCCGGTTTGCACAAATTTTTCCATTTTTGCATTTAGGGAATCAAGTTTTTTCTGTGCATCATCAATTTGTTCCTGCACAGCTTTAAATTCCTCTGTAGGAGCTTTCTGATTCTCCATCTGCCGCATTTTTTCGGTAAGATCTGCCGCTTTCTTGGCAGCCTTGGAAATTTGGTTCTCCAAACGTAGCATCTGGCTGGATGCGTTTTTCGTATCAATTTGTGTGTTTATTCTTATGCTGCCATCATAATCTGCCATCCGCTCACCTACTTTCTGCCACGAATTTCTGCCATCATGCGATCATAATCGTCAATTTTGGCTTTTTCTTCTGCCGTGTACTCTCTCTTTTCTTCCGGCTGCTCCAATGCATAGATCTTCTGCGCCTTGCGCAATGCCTTGCGATATTCTGCCGATGTATTGTTGTCGGGCTTCTCCTGCCGCTTCGATACCACCTGTAAAAAGCTGGAAAGTTTGTATGGCATATTCCACAATAATCCGCAGAACATCCACCAGTGCATATCCGTGGTGGCAAGATCTATACCGTAGGTCTGCCGGAAATCAGCATAGATGCGCCATTGGTCAACATCGTAGTCAACCACGCGTGTCTTGTCCCCGTCCGGGTCCGGGTTGTCATGGAACCAACCGGAGAGGAACCACTCTACACATTCGCCAAGATCTTTCCCCTGTGGATGATCCCGAAGATGCTCTTCCCCGTTCTCATCTTCATCAGCAAACATGAGCCACACGAACATATCACTTTTCTCGTAATCCGTCAGAGCGCGATCATATTTCACCTGCAACATCTGGATGCCAATCGTAAAATCTGTATTCACTTTGTACCCGTTCCACTCTTCCGGCAGATCATCGAGAAAAACATTATTCATTCTTCTTTGCGTCCTTATGTTCCTGAATTAACTGGTTTTTGCTCTTGTTGTGTCTGTTTCTCCGTGCTTTGCGGTTCGGAGAATACTTCCTGTGGATTGCTTCTGTTCTCGTCTTAAATAATTCATTCATCACCGGCATTACAGTGTTCACGAAATCTACCAAAGCATCTTCATCCGGCACGAAATTCTCATTCAGTTCATAGCACTCATGGAAAACATTTTTAATGGTATCTTTTCCAAACAGTGCATCAATTTCCCGAATCATTCCCTCCAGAATACCAATGTGCATGTCGGAAGCATCCACGATAATATTCGTTTTCACATCGTCCGGAAGATCATCAAACTCTTTATGTTCGTATTCCTTGTACTTTTCTTTGTAGACTGCAATCTTATCCTCGCCGGAATTGACTACATCTTCCAGATTATTGGCCAGCTCCACAAATCTCTTTACTGTGGCCGCATCCGCCGTATTGATCAAAAGTGTTGTGATATGGTTCCCGTCCACGTCATTCACTTCGATTTTCTTAATTCCATTATCAAAAGAAATATTTTTAATATCTGCCATAAATTACCATCCTCTCTTAATCCGGGGCGCGAAAGAGAGGTACGCGTCCCGAATATGCTAATTGTTGATTAACACCTATTCCTTTGATCCTGCACTCGCAGCATCTTCCTTTTTCTTCCAGGTAAATGTGCCGCCAGCACCGATTGTGATTGTTCCCTGTTCCACTTCTCCATTACCATTAATCTGGATAGATGATGTAAGGGTATCTCCACCTGATCCACCGGTACTTGATGGGCAAACTGTAACCGGAAGGCGAATGCAATCACCTGTGCCGGATTTAATGTCAGTCTTGTAAAATCTGTAATAATATGTATTACATTTATCTCCCGTCGGGAATGTCTTGAACATCGTGTCAATTGCGGTCTGCATATCATCAGACAGATATTCGCGGGATGGTGTCATAGAAAACGCATATCCCTTTACAGTATTGGACGCATTCTTCATGTTTACGTACTGCTTAGATTCGGTGTTTGGTCCCCAGTCCTCTGTCAGTTCCGTATAGCCATCGCCCATCTCGGCAAGTTTCTCTGTAGAGCCAGTAAGTGCTCCGATGTCCAATAAGGACACCATGTTGGTACGATCTAATGCCATGTGTATTTCCTCCTGTTATTTTTTGTAAAAATATATAAGTTGCATATTTACGCCGTAACCCATCTGTTTTTCATCCTGCATAATTGGCAGGACTACAGATGTACGTGCGATTTCCTGTAATGTCATGTGTGGATCAGCAAATTCAATGCCGGTATCTTCCAGCCATTTGCTCAAATTCTCCAGAACCATCTGTGCATCAATGGATGTTTTGTTGCTTGTCGGGGAACTGCGGTATACAATCTGGAATGGCATCTGTGCGGTATAGCTGCCACTCACATATTTCTTTATGTACCGCGCACCGGACAGTGGGTAAATTCCGATGGAAGTATCAACACTGATACTGTTCCACTTCACGTTTTTATTGCTTGCCTTAAACGTCTTGGGAAAGTCCGGATACTGCAAAATCAGATCCAGCACCGCATTCTGCGCACTTTCCGCGTCTTTTATGGTAAGTTTTTCTACTTCTCCCATCACACACCTCCAACCTCAAAATGCGGCATCACATCCTCATATTTATCAACTGTTGTCACCTTGTATACAGAATCCAGATTGTCGTGCGCCCATTCGTAAATGCCGGAATCAGGAATCTCCAAGTCCATATGATCGCCCTTGATGAAAAAATCATCTGTCGGGTGGAACGTGATATAGTTTTGCTTTTCATCGTCCGGAAGAGCATCCCACGCTTTTGGCTCCATGTATGGCTTAGGTATCTTCCCCAGGTCAACAAAAAGCTTTACCGCATCCGCGCTATCCATGCCGCTTTTTGTTACATTCGCGCCCTTGGTTTCCACAAGGTTCACATTCTCCAATAAGGTCAGATAGCACTTCTCTTCCTCTGTGTCCGGATCACAAAAGTAGTTAAACAGTGTCACCGTATCGTTGTAAAACAGACCAAGTCCCATCACATCACCCCCGCATAAAGCAACCCGGTACCGGACAGGTATTCGCATACCGTGTCATAACACAACCGGTTTTGTGCCACCTTGTCATTCAGCACTTTGTCAACAAGCGTTTCATTTGTCCCGAAACTGATCGACTGACCGCCCGAAGACATGGACTTTACATTGCCCTCCTGTGGATCATTCGCATGAGCCGTCTTGTAGTCGATCTTATAGAGCAGATCTGCCAATGCACAGGTGGCTTTCTGGATGCGCTCGTCAAACTCTGTTCGGGTATCATCATTGATATTTCCATAAGTCAGTTGATCCAGCTTCATTGATGCTTTATCTTCCCACTTTGGGAAAAGGGATTCCTCAACAGAATCCCCATAATATGAATTTTTGTAAAACTCAAATGTGGTGTATCCCATTAGAAATCCCTTCCTACTACGCCTGCTGCGCAGTTAAAAACTCTTCAATAATCTCAGCCTTTGCAGACTTTGTGATCGTATAACCCTTGTAAGCTGCAAGCCCCTTAATCTGCTCAACAGTTAAGGCATTGAGTTCCGCCTCTGTGTAATCGTGATCCTCCGCTGTATCTGGATCTACAGTTCCTACAATCACACCATCAGGCTTCTCTGCAAAAAGTTCCATTCCGGATACAACCGTATCCTTGCAGGTGAGATTATCGTAATCAGCAACCTCATGGATTCCGATATAACCGGTATCATCCGATGTAAAGTTAAATGCTTCTCCAAGATCTGCCCCGTTGACCGCGATGTAGTACAGAACCACATTTTCGGCAACGGTTGAGAATACATTTCCTTCTGGAACAGATGCATTCATGAACAGAGTTCCATATCCAAGGAAATTCTTGACATATGTCATACCAAAAGCACTCTGTGTTGTAATCTCCTGATCTCCAAGATAATCGTATACAGTCGCTGGATTGACAAAATGTACGGCCGAAACCTCATCAGCATCGAACAATACAAGAAGCTTGCCCATGTTCTTTGCAAGTACCTTCTTGAGGTTTGCCCCCTTGGTCTTGCCAGTTCCTGTTGCAAGGAATTTAAAGAAATTCGAGCGGATACCTCTCTGAACATCATGAAGCATCTCATCTGTGGTCATGTTGACCGCCTGGTTGAATCCATAGGTCGTAATATTCTCTGCAGAAGTAGCCTTTCTCCACTTCTTAAGCGTAATCTCCTTGTAATCAGTTGCTACAACCTTATACTTGGACAACGGGATGGTCTCGCCCTCACCCACTGCACCGTCCTCAAGTGTTCCGGTTGCCTTATAGGTTTTTAACACTGTTCCTGCCACCTTAGGAATCTTTCTTGTGATTCCAAGTGCTTCAATCAACTTTGCAACTGAATAGTTGAAACGGGTAACGAAGTCAAGCTCTCTGATCTGTGCATCCGTCATATCAGTTTTCATAATTAAATTATTTTCTGCTGGCATAATCATTCTCCTTTCTGAAACAGACCAATATTTTCTCTAATGGCTTTCTGACGCTCTGCCGGATCTCTCATAGCCATGATCTGGTCTTTGGTCAATGTCTCCCCAGTATTGTTCTTCTGCTGGGTTGTAAATTTTGCTTTGTTCTGTTCAAGATGCTGCTGTTCCTCATTTACAAAGGCACTTGCATCTTTCTTTTTAGCATCTTCCAGTAAATCATTGAATCCAATTAACTTGCCATCTTTCACCGACACACTGGCAGCAATGTCCGCCATAATCGCTTTCTTTGCAGATTCAGAAGAAAACTTGATATTTTCACAGGCTTCTTTCAACAGATCACTTTTCTCGCGTTCTGCCAACTTCGCACTGTAATCCTTTTCTGCAAGTTCTGCTTTCTGTTTCCACTCATCACGTTCTTTTATAATGGTGTCAAAGTCCTTGCCATCAAATCCTTTTAAGGTTTCTTCCGCTGTCTCCGCACGCTCCTTATAGGTGTCACGTTCGGTTTCCACTTTTCCTACTTTCTTATCAAGTTCCTGCTTGGAATACAGTTCCTCTCCCATGCTCTTCTTGATAGCTTCTTTCTGCTCATCTGTCAGTTTCAAGCCAATCTTTTCCAATTCACTGATTACTTTTACCATGTTTCCTACCTCTTTCTTTCCAAGTTGTTACTCCGGACAGTCCGGCGCGAATGAGTTGCTATTTACTCCATAGCTGGCAAAATAGCAAATAAAAAGGCACGCCCAAAACAGGACGCGCCATATCGGTCATCCTATAATTGTTGTAGGGTAGCGAACGGATTCCTAATCTCCGTCCGGTGCTTATTTATTTGTTAAATCTATTGTAACACAGGATTATAAAAGATTTGTACCAATTTCAGACACGCAAAAAGCGCCTGTATTTCAAGACGCTTTCAACGAGTTTATGAATAAAAAGGAGGTTTAGCAGATGCCAATGAGAAGAAATCCATCTGCATTATTATCATACATCATATCTGACTTGGATTTGTACCAAACTCTCAGTTCAAATGCATTATGCATATTCATATTTCCATAAATTAATCATAAACCATTTCCTATTCTGTCGTAAATCAATTGTAATTTTCTTCCGACATCACTTGGCTCATCGTCATGTTCCACAATATCATCAACAATCAATTCGTCTATCATCTCTAAAATATCCTCAGGTTCTTTGCTCTGCGCCAAGTCACGTATATCTGGAATATATTTTTCTAACACTAGAATATCTTTTTCTGCAATAATCATATCTATCATCTCTCCCTATGATGTGGATTTACTTGAATCAGCGTCTTTGTAACAGGATTAATTGTCACTTCCGCATTTCTGTAAATAAATTTCTGGCTTGCTGCCGTCTTTGAATACCTTACAGGGCGAACCTCTGCTTCTGGAGATGTAAGTGTTTTAACAACATCATCCACCGTAATTCCACTTCTCCGTTGTTCAACCGATCCAATAACCCTATCGATACTGTGAAGCGATCTTTTCTCTAATTTTACACCATTCGATGTAACAAGTCCAACACATTTATCCTGTAGTTCCATAGCAGTTCTTCGATATAAATCATAATCCGCAAGCGGTGACACATCGCCTCTCTTTATGGCATCCGAGTAATGAGTAAACAATTTCTTTTCAGCCTGATCAGACATGATTTTCGTAAACTCAGATTTGCTGACCATGTTATTTTCGAGATTAGCTTTATACGAATCATATTGCTCATTTTTATACGCCGTTGCCCTACCATTCGCCTTTGTCGCCTGCTTCCTCTTGAATCCAGCGACCTTGACGCGGTCATACTGCATCTGCAATCCGCTCTCCGCGCAAAACTCTCCATACTGCCTGTTTTGCATTCTAAGCTTGTAAGACAACTTATCATACTCACTTTGAATATCTGGGTTATCAGGAAAAGCTTTTAGCTCCTGCTCTTTTACCAAAAGCAGTCTCTTGGTCTTTCGAACAGTGCGTTCGAAATATCTTTGCTTTTGCTCCAAATCGTACCGCTTTTGGCTCTCTTCCTTATCAAGCTTTGGAAATGCCCGATCTCCTAGTTCCTTATACCACGGACCATGAGAATGCCGGCAGTTGTACCCATGAAGTCCAAGCATATTGACACATACGCCTCTTTTAGACTCAAAATCGATGTTATATCCTGTACTCTCTAAAAGGTTTGGAAATCCCGGCTCGCTACCATGTATCTTATATGTTTTTCCTTGCCACCAATCATGCGACGATACTCCGGTGGGATCCTTGGGATTATATCTTGCGCCTAAGTGTTGAGATACAACCACATACTCTACACCATGCTGAATAATATATTGATTGGTGACCTCTGCTGCAGTCTGATTCATTGAGGTGACAATGCAACACCGAACCGCAGCCTCCAAAGATCTGCGTGATCCGGTCGGATAATTGACCATAACTCCACTTTCGGCATATCTATCAAGAACTTCGCAAACTGCACTGCTATAGGACTGTAACCCTGAAGCCACGCGGAAATCAACCTCATTCAGCATGTTAAGCAAATCTCTCTGTGATTGCATCATAGTAGTTCTTGTAAGATTTCCCAACTCGCCCATTGTCTTTGTTAATTCTGCATTCAAAGCTTGAATCACATCATTGTTTTGTAGAAGCGGAACAACCTGCGCCACCTTTTCAAGCACTTCGCTATCATTGGAAAAGGAAGTCATGGCGCTGTCCTGCAACAAGCGCCTGATCTCATTTCTACTCTTTCCGGTCAGTTGCGACAATCTTTTGATGATCTCTTGCCGGTGCAGTCCCATTTGTTCGAGTTTCCATAGTTCTCTGTCGGCAGTTCCAGATAAATCTCCGCTCTTCAATAACCTGCTTGCTATATCGCGCAAAATCCAATCTTCCAGCTCCTGGTACATTTCAACCATCTTATCTGATTTTCCATAGAAATATTCCGGTTCTAGCACTTATCCTTTGCCTACCTCTCTCTTCACAATATCAATCCATTCTTTCTTATGAGTCTCTTTTGCACGTTCAAACCAATGATCCGATGTTCCGGGAGCGTGATAATGCAGAGGCATACCCGTAGGATATTTATGTTCTTTCGCATGCGCCCACGAACGTCCATCTTCTGTCAAATACAATTCCCCCGTATATTGATAATGAGCATATGGTGTATCTGACTC